TATTACCATTTCTATCAAATGTAATCTTTTGATTAGTTTCAAATGGGTGGTTATCAAGACTAATTCTTTGTGTAGGAACTGATCCCGTAACTGTTTCTTGTCCAAAAGCATAAGAAACTTGATACCCAACACCAGAAGTAGTTCCCACTCCAACAGATTCGGTTGGATTGAAATAAACAATATCATCAAGTTTTGAATCAAAATAATCAACTTTTTGATCTACTAAAAATGTTTTAGTCTTAAAGGTTATTGCCGTTCCAACAGCATGTTCAATATCAGGAATTCCTCTTTCTACTCTAATAATATTCTTATCTGGATATATGTTCAGAACCTTTAAAGTTTCTGTTCCAATGCCAATGTTAGTAGAAGCATCGACTTTAACTCCAGAAGGTATATTTGTTACATAAATTTCAGTACTCGACGTTCCAACAGTTGTAGTAATTTCAGTCGTTAATCCAATGTTAGGGATAGATTGAACTTTGATCTTAAAATATCCATTTAACTTAGAAGATTTACTGTCAACAGCACTACTTTCACCACTAGAATAGTTCTGTACAATTGAATCTATTGTAATATAATCAATATCAGAAAATGTATTGTCCGAATCTGTGGTTACTTCTACTTTTCCATCATTTCTCCAGACAAGAGAACATGAATCAGATTCTTCAGTAGTATCAATATTATTAATAGTTTTTCCTTTTAGTGAAGAAATATTAGCAGAAAGTCCACCACCGTTTGTACCGGTGTTGTCAAAAACCAAACTATCATTTACTTTATAATTTTCTCCAGACGCAATAACTTGTACTGAAGAAACAGATCCTTGTTTAACAGACTCAATAGAAATTTTTTGTCTTTTAATTTCATTACTCTCAATAATAAAATCATTATCCGCATTTAATTCGGAAATTTTATATGGTAAAGTATTTCTTGAAAGTGATGAATTATTAAAATCGAATTTTTGGTTTAGTTCTCTATTTTCTTCAATGGTATTTGATCTAAATGTATCTCCAATAAAGTAAGGAAATTCTGGTTTTTTCGTAGTTTCATTTACTGTAGCATGATATGCATATACTCCATTTGGAAACTCTTTGGTTTTTGCAAATCTTCCATTGTTTCTATCAAGATCTCCACTTTGCCCATCATACCTATAATCTTCAACAAAAGATCCAACAGAAAATTCTGTTTCTAATGGTCTATCAAAAATATTGGATACACTCTTTGTATATCCTGTTGTCATTGTTTTGATGCCAGAATTTGTATTTTCAGGATCTAACGATGCAAATGGACCGTAAATTGGATTTCCGTCATATGCCCATCCAATAATTCCAGACAAGTTATTTCCATCATCATTAAAAGATGTTTGTAGTGTATCAAAGTAACCTGCTATTGAATATGACAATTCATCATCTTCATCTTTTAATATTTCATTCTGTTGTGTTGATAATTTTTCTACTTGATTTATTCTGAGAGATCTTACAGATGAATCAATAATTTGTCCTTTTCCTGATGGAATAATTTCAATTGTACTCGAAGTTGAGTATCCTATTCCTGCATTAAGTACCTTTACATCATTAATTTTTTCATCAACAATTACTGCTCTTAATTTAGCACCTGTTCCCGAACCTGTTGGATCAAAAACAACTAAATCAGGAACAGAAAAATATTCAGATCCTCCAAATAAAAGATTGATTTCACTTATGGATCCATTTACTATAATGGGTTTTAAACTAGCATCTTTTCCAATCTTAACAGTGAACGAAGGTTTTTTCTCAAGATTTAAAATGTTTGATCCATATCCTGTTCCTTTTTCATAAAGATAGATATCTTCAAGGTGTCCTTTTACGATTGGTGTAGCAACGATAGATTGTACTTGCGTTGTTGTTCCTACACCAACAGTTGTAAATTCTATAGATGCTTGAATATCGGGATACTTAAATTGATTAAAACCAGTTCCCGATGACAAAAGATTTACAGGTTTATTCTGCTCATAATTTGTAATATTGGTTCCTCCAATACCAGCATCAGCTAATCTAAACGAGTTTTCATCATTTTTTAAAATATAATACTGGTTAGTAGTTGTTAATCCAGATATATTTGTGCCGGTTGATGAATATTCGACAATTTCTCCACTAGAAAATCCATGATTTGTAAAATTAATTAAATCACTAGATGTAGAAATTCCAGATGGTTTTACTAAAAGTTTTCTATTAGTATATTTTCCACCATCTAAAACCTTTATTTCTGAAATTGTATTTTTTTCATTTAAAGTTACAAATTTTTGAGTTCCAGTTAAAGATGATGATTCGAAAGTAATTACATTAGTTTCTGATTGATAATCACTAAACGAATTAAATAATCTTATACTTGTATTATTATCAACTTTTGCAAAATAATTCGAGTTGTCGATTAATGTCGATAAACCCAACCCAATTGTAATACTATCATTTCCATTATTTCTATACGTGACTTCTTCACCATCAGCAAAATTATGATTTGTTAAAAATGTAATCTGAGAAGTAGTGGTACTAATTCCACCACCATCAGTTATTGCTCTTGCATCAAATAGTACTTCTCTTCTTCTAGAAATTAATATTGGATCAAAAGATCCACCGGATCCATTTCCTCCTGTCACATTAATCGACAATACTTCATCAATATCAAATTCTTGATTATCAATAAAAATATCTTCAACAGTTCCAGTGACTACTGGTTGAACTAATGCAGTTGTTCCGAGTCCTGCCGAAACTTCTATGAATGGTGGACTAACAACATCAAAAGAAGATCCTCCATTCAAAAGTTCAACACTTTCTAGAGGTCCATAATAAATTTTATCAAAAGTTTTATAATTTGATATTTCAACACCATTAATTAACATTCCAATTTTTCCTGGAGTTGTTACTTCTCCAGTTCCATTTTGAATATTTGGTTCTAATGTAAATTTCTTTAAAACTTTTTGAGGATTTAATTCTTCAGATTTTTGTGAAAATAAGGTAAAAGTATGAGTTTCTAATGTAGGAGATGGTGATTCGAATTGAATACTGTTTGAGTCCGAATCTAAGAAACTTAAAGATGTAAAAAGTTTTATCTTTTTAGGATTAGTAGATGAAACTTTTACAAAATATGCCCCCTCTGAAAGACCTGTGAGAGGTGTCCCAGATGCTCTATATTGAACTTTTTCTCCACTTATGAAGGGAACATTGGTGTCGAATAATATTGAGGTAAAGAGACCTGTAGAATTGTCAAAGTCAGTAAGACTTCCAGAACCAGAAGAAATTGATGTTGACTGTAATCCTTTACTTATTTGATATGCATAAGAATTTCCAAATCCATTTCCCCAAGAAGGAAGAGAATTGGATGCTACATATGCAAATTTATCTACATCAAAATAAACATTTTGAACGTCGGAAATAATAGTATTATTTCCATATTTAAAATTAATAGATGAACTATTTGCTTTATTAATTTTTCTTCTTAACTTATAATTTCTTTCAGAATTTGGAGAAAATGAGTTTAAATTAGCTATTGATACTGATGTAGATCCAAAAGGAATGTTAGAACTAACATATGGCAAATCTGAAGTTGATGTTGGATATACGACCGTATTGGTTTTCATATCAATAAATTCAACAAGATCTCCTTTTTTCAACTGAGATCTATCGACAGACGTTTCTAATATAACTCCTGTTGGATTTACAGGATCAATAAATGAAGAGATATTTACTGAAGAACTTGTATTATAAATCCAAGAATTTGAAAATATTTGTTTATATGTTTTATTTTCTTCTGGATTTTTAACTAATGTTCCAACGTTCTTGACTGTTATAATTTGACCTTCATTAACAGATATAGATTTTGATCTTTGAACAAAATCAGATAAAACTCCTGTTAGTCTAAGAACAACTTTATTGTCTGTTCCACTTTCATATGAAAAATATGTGTCGTCAGAAAAAACATTATCAGTTGCAGAAATGTCTTCTGTAATTCCAGAACATCCCAAGAATTGGTTAATGCTCTTATCTGAATAAGTAATTACATTATTTCCTGAGTATATTGTTCCAGTCTGCCCAAATCCAATCGTCGAGTCTACTGATATAATTGAAGATCCAGCAGTCACATTTTCAAGAACTTTAGAACTAGGAGTAATTTTAAAATTACCCTTAACATTACTATTGTCACCAAATCCAACAAACAGACCTAGTTTAAAATATTGTTTTTGATTTCTAGTAAATGCTTCAACTGAAGAAATTGGGGCATTTGTTTCTGGATCAGTTGTTTTAATTAAAGACTGACCAACTATTTTTGTGGGATCACCGCTTATTACTTCTGCAACGCATATTTCTCTTCTAATAAATTCTGCATCTGAAGGTTTAATTAAGTAATCCTCAAGATTAATTATGCTAGGTGTCTCTCCGTATAAAACATTAAATAAAATTCTAAATGAATCATCCGTTCCTTTAGATTCATAAAAAGATCTTGATTCTTTTATAAAATTACCAACATCAATTTTTGTATCAAAAACTCTATCTTCAAATCCAGGAGTATAGGTAAACTTTATTTTTTTGTAAAACTCTTTTAAAAACAGTGAACTTAAATTTTGTACAGTTGCACCATTACTATGAGATGCTGCGGTTGATGTAGAAAATACTAATTCTTCTTCATTCAAATCTGCATGATAATTCGTAATACCCGAAAATCCACGAACACATCCAGTAAATGTAGTTGATGTTTTTTCAGTATATGTAATTATTTCATCACCAATCTTTAATAATCCATATTGTTGAGGGAATCCTTTTGTACTAGAAACTGAAATACTATCACTAGTGTCAGTGATGTTTGCAGACAACGTTGTAGACCCTACAATCACTTCTGGAGTGAGATTATCTACTTTTAGGTATTGATCTAAATTTTCTGCTATATCAACAGGACCACCTTGATATTCTTGAGAAATATAATATTGCTTAAGAAAATCTACTGCCTTCGGACTTTCATCCAAGACAAATTCTGGCAATTGATTGGAAATTATATCCTGAATCTTTACTCTAGATTCAATTCCAGTCTGTATCATATTACTCTCTGATTAAACTTCCGTTGGAATAACTTGATGTATAGAAATCTCTATTGAAAATAGTACCCGATATTTCATCACCAGATGAAATTACATCTTTAATCATATTTATTTTAGTTTCTGAGAGATCAAAATTCAAATAAAGATCTCTTAAACCAACCACGTCATTAGATTCTGGGAATGCCTGTATTTCTATAACATTATTAGGTTTCACAGTTGATACTATATTTACAGTTCCAAGATTTATTTCACCTTTTATATAATCAACCGTTCCTGCAGATTTAGCAACAACTCTTACGGTTCCATCTGGTAAATTTTTGACAATGGAAACGATTCCAGTTTTTTTATCTGGATTTGGAACATCAGTCAGATAAACAATTTCACTTTCACCAGAAACTCTAAATCCAGTAGATTTTATATTCTTACCTTCTTCTGATACATGAAATTGATTTCCAAAACATAATTCATATTGTGCAAATTGATTTAGTAATGCAAACAGATTTCTTCTTATCTTCACTCTTGTAATATTTGATGTAATTGACGTATCAGTACTATCAATTGTTCTGAGAACTTTACTATATCTAAATCTACCACCAAATTTATTCAGATCTGTAGATTTTGAATAAGTTGTAAGTGAATTTGATATTTTTGTTTTTAACTCGTCTGGTGTTGTAATCATAGAGTCATTATAATAAACAAAAGAATCTAACTCAATATACAAAAGTTTTAAATCTAAAATCTTCTGATTGATACCAGAAATAGAATACTGTTTAAGTTGAGATAAAATTCTAGACTTATTAAAATCAGATACTAAGAAACCATTTTTTGGTTTAATAGAAATCTGAACCGTTCCAAATTCTGGTGGATCCAATTCCTCTCCACCAACCACAGATACAGACTCTGTATCTGGATATATCGTTTTTATAATTGATTCGTAATCTCTACTAGTTACTGCTCTATTTTGTGCAGAATATATTCTTGGGGCAAAATATTTAATAGAATCAATAGATTCTATATCACCACCATTTTGAGACTTTTGTGATGTAGTAACTATAAACGGATTTGGTGTAGTAGGATTACCGTCACTATCAACTACTCTTCCAGAAAAGGAAAATCTAAATGCGTCATTGCCTTCTTTGCCATCAGTAACCAAATAATTTACTGTGACAACATCACCAGTTTCTAACTTCTTCCCTATTAATCCATCACCAAACAGCAATTCATACTTTTCATCCTGTATTTCCTGAATTAAAAATGTGTTTGATGATCCGGTTACATTTGTAATATTGTCAATTAATTTAAATTCTACTCCCAATCCAGAATCATTTTCTTTTTTTACATACACTTTAATTGTTGATGTATCAACAAAAGAATTATTAAGTACAAATCTTTGATCCAATGAAGAATCTACTACGAATTTCTTTTCAAGAAACGTTCCCTGCAATATTTCAACATTATCAAAAGTAGCTGTTCTTTTATTTACTGGTGTTCCATCACTATTAAAGTCAGTTATACT